GAACTCCACTTCACCGGCAGGGAGGCTCGAGATCAGCGGTATCATGGTGTCCGGGATCAGGAACGACTCTGAGGCGTCGCTCATGCCCTCGCATTTGACCATCGCTGTGATTTCAAGATCCGAGGCGATCAAATACCCGTCTTTCACCAAAACGGTCTGTAAGGCCGCCATAGGCGTTTTCTTCGGCATAACCGCCTTCAATTTGCTAAGTTTGTTCGCAAGTTCAATCTTCTGTACTTTCATCGGGTTCTCCTTTCCCTATTTCGATTCCGTCCAGTATCCGGATCCACCCGCAGATCTCCGTCAGCTGATACGGTTTCAATTCCTTCTCGTTCATGTATTTGTGACCGAATAATGCGCTCATATCTTTCCAGACATCCCACGGTACCCGGTAGAAGTTCCGGAGGGCGATGCTAACCATCACATAGCACCTTGCTCCCATCTTTTCGTACTGATTGAAGTATTTCTCCTGGGTGTCCGTGACCGCCGTCTGTAAGATCCTGTCGCTGTCTGTATGCTTCGCCTCAAAGATGATGGCAGACCCGTCGCAGAGGCAACCTTTGAAGTCCGGCTGACCTTTCTTCTCGAAGTATCCCTCGAACCGTCCCTTGCCTATGCTGCGTATCACCTTGAACGGCTCCGGCGTCTTCTGAATCATGGCGATACCCTCGGCTTCGTATCGGTCAAGAGCATGTCCGATCCGTATTTCAAAAATATCTCCGAGGGCTTTGCTTCGCCTCCCCTGCAACTGTCTGTCCATCATCTTCTCAACTCTCCTAACTCTCCCTAAGGCCTGTCCTGCTGTCGGATCAGGATAGCCCTCTTTATTCCTCCAAATCATCCAGGTTGTAATCCTTGCACATGTTCTTGGCACATTCCGTGCAGAGATATCCAACAATAGTCAGCCGTCCTTTCCGTCCGTGTTTGAATGTCACACAGATCGACTTTCCTTTCTGCCCTCGCACTCCACACACCCGACAGTTAACACAGAACCTCAACTCGTTCGTTCGGCTGAACTTACGCTCTGTCATGACGGCCGGCTTTTCCTTTCGGAACTGATCCTCCGGAACAATTCCCTTGATGGTATCTAACATCCATACCGGAATGCTCTGCTTATAGCACTGCTCAACAAGCGCTTCTATCCACTCCCACTTCGGCTTAACCTGACCTCTGTACTTTCCGGTGTCAGCTCCGATCACGATCCACTCAATGTCTTCCGGGACCTCCGGCTCAACCGGTCCGAGCAACGGCTCGAGCACGATATACTTATGTGGAGCTTCAAAAGGCGGATGATGCAGCGACCCGCCAACTACCGTCCATCCGTACCAGCAGTTATCCGCCTGCCTAAGTTTTCCCTCATTCGCCAGCTTGTAATAGCGCTCCGGGAACCTTGTCTGAAACAGGAACCGCTGTTCCGGATACTTGGCCGTTTCATCAAACACCTCCTTGATGTACTTATCGTCGATCCAGTCTCCGAAGAGTTCCCCTGTTGTCGAGACAAGGACACTCATGGGTGTCTTCAGCGTTTCAAGCCTCCGGGCCGAGTATCTGTGATAGGTCGGCTCAAATCCGAACGGTGTCGAAAGTGCGTGTCCTTCGTCAGATATGAACTGCTCGTCCAGAATAAAGAGGTTCCCGTCCTTGGTGTATTTATCCGTCCTGGAGAGGTTCATCCGGATATCTCCGGCGAACCTCTTGGAAGATCTTCGAGTGTTACAGTATTCGCAATCGGCTATGCAGCCTGTGACCGGCGTCCACACCCGGTCTCCAAATTCAACCTTCGTTTGGTGCATCCGAACCCTCCTTCCAATACTCCACGAAATACATGTTCTTGCCCTTACCGTCCGGGCGCTCCTTTCCGATCTTGGCACAGTATCCGCATTTGATCAGGAGCGATGCCAGTGCATTTCGATCATCATCATTTATCTTTCCGAGGTAGTTATATATTCGATTTCTTCCTTCCATCAGCTCGCACTCCTTACCTTCATCATTTTTCTTTCATAATCTGCCATCTTTACCTTGAAGATCTCTACGAAAGCCTTAACCTCCGGTGTCATATCGCAGTTTTTGAAACCTCTGCACTGAACCACCGCACCGTTCCTCCATTCGAGTGTGTAATATGGAATATTGGGTGCAGAGATCTTCCGGATGAACATGATCGTTGTTTTTCCCTGCATCACCCGCTCTTTGTAATTGCCGACACAATGATGAAGAGTTTCCCCTTCTTTTGTCAGTTCGTTCAGGTTGGCCGGCATCCGGATGAACAATCCGTCAATGCTCATGTTCAGCGCCTCAACATCCAGCGTCTCCTGCCTGTACCTCTTTAGCAGCTTATTGAACTCCTTGATAGCCTCCCTCTGGATCCGGCTCTTGTTCTTCTGATACTCCTTTGAGCGTTCATCATGGGCCTTCTGAAAATCCTTCGGAAAAAGGTTGAAATCGTTATTCATGTCATACCCAAGTTTCGAAGTCCACTCCAGATAGTCAAAGTAGTCGTTGCTATTGTCATATTTCAGTTTCCCGATATACTTAGTCAGCTTATGGATCGTCGAACAATGTTTATAGTCGAGTAGCCTTTTCCATTGATCCTCATATCCGTTATCGTGGAAAAACCTAACCTTGTCATATTCATCCGGTGTCATCGTCTCTCCGATCTGCTGTGCATACCTGAGTACATCCACATCTTTCCAACTCGGATTCTTCGACGCTTCTCTGAGCATCCGGAAGTTGTTCCGATTCAGTCCCAGCAGCTCCGGAAGAGTTTTTGCCTCCGTGTTCAACATATCCTTGACCTGTAGGCGCCGCCAGTAATCACCTATTCCGTTTACAATCTGTTCCGTAAGCTTTCCCCACCCAAGTTTGATCACTTTCTCGATGTACGGGTTCTTCCTGAAGAAATTGAGATACTGATCCATGAACCAGGGGCTTACGTCTTTTCTGGTTTCCTTCTCGTACATCTCCTTGAACTCTTCTATGCAGCAATACTTGGCCCATGTGTCCTTGTAGAACTGTGGATCAGGCATATATGGTATGGTTCCACTACTCGGGTACCAATACTCCGACGGATTCCAAAATGCCGGCCTTTTCTTTTCATTGATCCAGCAGACCATTTTGGTTTTGATGTCGTATTCCCACTCATAAGCCTCGCTTCGCTCCGCCTTTTGAATGGTTCGATATCTCTCAAAGAATGAAATATCTGGTTTGAAGATATCCTTTCGATAATCCTTGATCGTGCTCACATATCGGATTGTGATTACATTCTCGCCATCTGCGTCAACAACTGTCTGCGGAACAACCACCCATTGATATTCGACCAATGCGCTCCGGCTCATTCCGATTGACTTTGCCAAAGATGACTGAATCGGTTTTCCTGGAACATGCCTCCTCATTTCTTCTCCGGCGCAGAACGGACATGTGAACGGCTTGTTGTGCTTCGGCTTCATCGTCTGTATTTCGATGAACTCCATCCCCTTGACCTGGCACTTATCCTTCGAGAGCGTCAGCTCATGTTTGCATCTGGTGCAGTACGCCCATTTCTTCTTCCAGTCATAGAACACGAAGTTGTGATAGAACATTGCTTCTTTTTCCACAAACTCCCGGAAGGCATCTTGTTCAGGTTCCTCGCTGAAAAGGTTCATTCTTCCGTCGATGAACTGTCTCTCTATGTCATGTTTCTTTTTTAACCGCCTTTGCCGGATATCTTCCTGATACCTGTCGATATGATTTTCAATATCATGTCCGAAGATATGGATTTTCCGCTTATCGCAGTATGCCTTGCACCACTTTTTGATGACGTTCATGTCTTTCTTTGTCGCCGGAAAGATATACACATTTGTCTTCCAGTTCCATTCAAGCAGGTTTTCGAGAGCACCTGTCTTCCAAACGGTTTTCTCAACCATGAGATCCTGCGTGATGTAATCATCTTGGTCGAAGAAGCTTCTCATGAGCGGAACTGCTTTCCGATTGCAGACGTCAAAGATATTGATAATCAGCATCCCATCTGACAGATCCGATGTAACGATGTAATTTTTTTCTTTGCTTTTCCGAATGAGTGCAGCCATATCCTGCACCTTTTTTGTAGTGACAGGCCTCGGAATGGCTCTTAACGCTTTCTTGTCCATGTCCGCCTCCTATCCGAGGAAGTCAAACATTGACATCTGACCTTCAGCCTCTTTTGACTTTGACTTCGGTTTTGGCTTAACGCCGGTGATATCCTCCAGCTTTTTCACCGGATCCTTCTCTTTCGGCTTCTCCGGTTTCGGATCCTCTTTCTTCGTAGCCTTTTCGATAGCCTTGTTTTTCTCATACGGCTTAAACGGAACCGCTTCTTTCTTCTTCTCTGCCGCCTTTTTCTTCGCCTCGGCTGCCTTCTTTTTCTTCTCTTCCTCTTCGGCCTTATCGTCCTTGTGGAAGTAATCCTCTATCCACTCATAGACTGTATGATCTTCAACCGCCACTCCGGATCCCCGGCCGGCGACCTTCCTCGCCTTGTCATACAGATAGTTTCCGCATTTGTTGAAATCCTTGTGTTCCTGCATGAAGTCTTCTCGAAGAGCCTCAGACTCTTTCAGCCGGTTAAGGAGCCAGTCCTTGTGGGCACCGGTAAAGAATATCCGGTACTTCTGCTCCGCTTTTTCAAACCTTTTCTCAAAAACCTCTTCGCAAGCTTCCATTGTGATAACCTGTGCGGGCACCGTTTCAGCAGGCTCGATCTTCTGTTCCTCCATTTTGGTCGTTTCTTCCATCTTCGTTCTCCTCTCTGAAATCAAAGTAGAATGTGTAGTGCTCTTTTTCCGGCTGCGTTTTCCGACCGCCGCCAAGTCGTTGTAATAGGATCCGCATCTGCCAGGTGTCCGTCCAGTACATTGGTGTGTACCAGAAGTCCTGCCCTTCTTTCTCATTAGGTACCAGTTCGCTTAGTCCGGTCACCGGATTGCAGAGTGTATCTGCCACACAGACATATCCTGCGCATCCGAGCAATGACAGCTGGATGAAACACATCTGCGCTACAACCCTGTCGATATCCTGCCCTGTCACAAAGACATGCTGTTGATAATTGATCCCGTTATTGAATAAAGCCTCACATGCTGCAATCAGGTTGACGCCTGCCCCGCATGTCGGATCCGTCATCGAAATGTATCCATGATCTTCGATCTTCCTCTTGCAGACTTCCGGGTCGATCGTTACCTCGGCCATCATCCGGGAGATATTTGCCGGGGTAAAGAACTGTCCCGTCCAATGGCTTCCCATTCCGAGAGCCATATACATCTTTCCGAGGAAATCCTCTGTCTTTTCCTCCAGCGCTTCCGTGATGATAGCCAGGAGCTTTCCCATCTTCTGAAGATCGAGGTTCTTCATGCAGCGTTCATACTCTTTCTCCCGTCGCTCCTTCCGCTTTTCATCCGGATCATTCACATTAGCCAATGCTATGGCCATGGCCGAGATCACATCCGCCCATATCTGCCATCCACTTCTTGATGGATCGAGACTGTTGAACGTGTCAATCCATTCCTTTTCTCGTTCGGTGCTTCCTCTGTAAACTCTCATGCGATCACCTAAGTCTGTAATTCAGACCCTTTCCTCTTTCGAAGTACACCACATTGCCTTTGCACATCTCGAGGATCCTGGAACCGATTGCCTCGTCGAAGGCCAGCAGCTCGTCAACCGCCTTCTCGGTCGTGACAATCATCGGAAGAAAATTCAGATACCGGTGGTTCACAATGTCGAACATGATATTTACATCCGACTCCGTGATCCGGCCTTTCAACATATCGTCAATGAATAGCACCCTCGCTTCCTTGTACTTCGTGATCTCCGTTTCGTAGGCTTCCTCGTCAGTGATCTTCTGTTTCAGTTGCGTAACAACATTTCTGTATGGCATGTAGACCACCGGGATCCTAAGTTCCATCAGGTTATTTGATATTGCTATCCCGAGGTGCGTCTTTCCGGCCCCAACCTGTCCGCACAATAGGATCGAATTGTTTCTCGACTTCTCTATCTTTTGGAAGTCTTTGAAGTAGTTGAATGCCCTCGTTTTTCCGTTGATCAGATAGCCGTTGCTCCCTGTGATGTACTGCTTAAATCCAATCTCTCTCATTTCTGGAGCTATGCCGCTCCTTTCCATGATCTGCTTTGCCATTTTCATTTCCCGGCACTTACACATCCTTGCATACTCATGTCCATCCTCTCCGATGTATGAATAGATGCCGGAGTCTTTACAAGCAGGACATTCATATTCCGGTTCCTTTACCGGGTTTGATCTCGCCTTATCTCTCAGCTCCTTCATTTTTTGGAGCATCTCTTCGATTTCATTCACCCAGATCCTCCCTTCGTTCGTTTACCAAACGGTCGAGCAGCTCTTGACTGTATCCGCTCGCCGTGACCGATTGCCCTGGCTTTTCCAAATAATCCGTGAACGGTGTACTCGGTCCGAGGAACGTCGCCGGAAGCTTGATGTACTTCTCCGGGCGATGATCTCTTACACACTCTTCCGCATACACCTTTGCAGCCTTGATCAGCTCGTCTTCGGTCCATCCATCTTTCACCCTCGCCTGATAGCACTTATAGGCGCCGGCCTTCTCTTTCTTCCGTGGATAGGCCTGATAGAACTGTTCAAACTTCTCCGGATAATCGTTTCGTTTTGCCTTCGATTTTTCACCACCATTTGTATTAACAGAAGCAGTATCAGAAACAGTATCAGTAACAGTAACAGTAACAGTTGTATCCATAGGGTATGGATACGGTATCGATACGGTATCCGTGTTATTAAATGATTCGGTCAGAAACCGCTTAAACTCAGCGTTTTTGACCTTTTCGATTTCCAAACCGACCGGTTTTCTGAATTTCGGTGATGATGTCCAGTTGTACTTGTGCCAGTTGATCACAAGCACCTCTCTCGTCTGCTCGTCATAGAATGCCGTCTTATGGATTTTTGACATCCTTCCGAGAAGCTTCTGGATCGTCTCCTTGCTATACCCGGTTTCATCAGCCATCTGCTTCATGCTGATTTCGTAGCATCCGCAGAGATTTGTGTGAGGATTGGTAAGCAGGTAGATGTAGAAATACCTATCCTCCGGCGTGAAATCGTCAACGACCTTAGTGTCAGTCCAAAATGTGGTCTGGAGCTTCCTATAAATCGCCAAAGGTTCACCCCCTTTCTAAGCGGCCGCCCCGCCCGTTGGGACGGCCTTACAGATTTTCAGATTTTCAGATTTCAGATATACATGATCCTGCTTCCATTTTCTGTCTTAACGACGTCAATGGACTGCGGGAACCGGGCTTTCATTGTCGGATCATGGGTTATAGCCATGATCTTGAGGCTCTGGTACCGCCTCTGTATGGTTACAAGCGCATCGCAATACGCCTGAACACCGGAATCATCGAGGAATGGCGGCTCGTCGATGAAGAGCATTCCGAGCTGCATTCCTGCTGTGCTCGATTTGATCTCGGCAAGAGCCAGGATCACTGCGAGCGATGCCTTGACCTTCTCGCCTCCGGATTTCGACAGGTACGGGAGCGTTCCTTTTCCGTACTCATTGATCAGGACATCCAGAGCAACCTTCTCTTTCTTCTGCGTATTGATAGTCTCGGTCTTGAAGTCCACTCCCATCTTTCCTCCGGTCATCTGTCCGAGGATCGTGTTCGCTGTCTCAATCAACTTCGGCAGTACGCTGAGAATGATCTGGTGCGGGATGCCATCCTGCGAGAACGACTTTTTGAGCGTTTCATAATCGGCTGTCTGTGCCGAAAAGCCATCAACCACCTTGCGGAGATCTTCGATCTGCTTCATCTTGGCAGCCTTATCGTCAATCTTCTGTTGAAGAGCGCCGATCCTGGTGTTGATCACATCGATCATTCGCTTCTTTTCTGTGATGTTGTACTCGAGCAGGCCAACCTCCGCCTTTTTCTCCTCAATACCAGCTGTCTTGAAGATTTCCGCATCATACTCTTTGGTCTTCTCTTCAGTATCGGCTTCAATCTCTCGGATCTTCAGATCGAACTCGCCGTAACGCTCGACAGCGGTGTCCTTTTTCACTTCCATTACCGGGATCTGCGCTTCCTTATCCGCCCATACCTTCAGGGCTACAATTCTGCTCTGCAAGGAAATGCTTTCCTCATACGCAGCCTTGTACTGTTCCACTTCTGAGGCCAGCTGTGCGCCCTCTCCTTTGACCGTCAGCAGCCTTTCTTCGAGGTTTGATATGTTTATACCCTTAGCCTCTAAAGAGGCTTCTATGGCGCTAATTTCGACTGCCTTCTTTTGAAGTTCCGCAACCTTATCCTTATAGATTTTCAGCTCGATCAGCTGGCGCTGAATGATCTCCATGGCATCCTGATGATATCCAAGTGACTCGGCTTCGGATTCGAGCTTCTGTACAGCACCTTCATACCCCTTAATGGTTCCTTCGTAACTCTCCTCAATCGCCTTCCTGCGCTCCGGGATCTTCTCCAACTGTTCCTTCGCTGCTTTCGCATCCTGTAGGAACTTACAGTTGGCGTTTTCGACGTCCACGCATCCGGACGATGCAAGGAGTTCTGTCTTCTTCTCGAGCACTGCCTGCTCTGCATCCAGCGCTTTGATGGCGGATAATCTGTCAGCAACAACGCTCTTGAGGTTCGCATTTGCTCCGGCAAGCTCGTTCTTCTTCATCTGGTACTTGATCTGAAGGTTCTTCATCTCGTCATAGAGTGTCACCTTCTCGTCATATTCTTTCGCTTTGGCCTCAATCTCCGCATCTCCGGAGTTGTCCTTCAGGACAAGAAGCCGTGCTTCTGCCTGTTCTATCTCTACTGACGCTGCCATGATGTCCTTCTGTATCTTGGCCGCCTCCGCCTCATTGGTTGCGAGAGCGGATTTCTTGGTGAGATACAGCGTTTTGGCCTCGATCAGCTCTGCTTCCTTGTCTTTCAGTGCACGATACTGTTCCGCATTCGCCGTGATGGTTTCCTTGTCTTTCAGCAGTATGTCGCACTCTGCCATAATCGCCAGCTGTGCGTCTCTCTGTGCCTCTGCACCGGCCTTTTTTGTCGTCAAGGTCTTAATAGACTCTGACAGCTTCAAAGCTCGCTCCTGCGCATCTGAGAGGGTTCTAAGTTCGACGCTCTTAGCCTGCCATTCCGCCGTGAGCTTCTCCACGGTTTCTTGGGCATCCTCCAGGTAGATTTTCTCACCTTCGATTTCCTCTTCAGGATTCCCGAAAGACTTGATATGGTCTTCATAGACTTCGATTTCTTTCTTCGCATCATCTTTCTTAACCCTCGCATCCTTCCTCTTTTCATCGGAAATCTTCGACATGGCATCGTAGATCCCGAGGCCGAGCAGGTTGGAAAGTATCGTCATGCGCTCATCTTTGGATGCCTGTAAAAAGAGCCCGTACTGGTCCTGCATGATCAGAGCGCATGATTTGAATGTCATACTGTCCATGCCGAGGATCTGGAGGATCTTCTTCTGTGTCTCCGGAGCTCTCTCACTCGATCGGTTCACCCATTCCCCGTTGATCTGCTCTGCAAGGTTGAGTGTGAGCGTTCCGCTCTTCAACCTCTTCCGTGTTACCCGGAAGATCTTTTCTCCGATGGCGAAGGTGAAGATGATTGTCCCGGACTTGGCATCGTCAGCATTCCGGATCCAGCTGGCATCGCTCAGATTTCCGCCTTCTCTCGGCTCTTCGTAGAGCGCATCGATAAGTGCATCCATGAAGAGCGAGCTCTTTCCTGCTCCGTTCTGCCCGTTGATTGTGCAGAAACTGATGTTGGAGAAGTCGAAGACCTCATGTGCGTAGTTACGATAGTTGGTTACTTCCACGCTGATCGGAACGAAAGTACCTGTCATGGCCGAGGCGGTAACATCCGTCATCGCCTTCGTGATTATCGGTTTTGCCAAAAGAACCAGGCGTTCGATATCTTCATCCGGCACTTCCTTACGCTTCAGGTACTCGATCAGGTTTGCCTCCGGATCGGACTCTTTCTCAATGGACTTCTTATCCACTTCCTCAAAGATCTCCTCCGGCAGGATCTCGGTTACATAGAAGGCGCCGTCCTCATAGAGCCTCTTCTCGAGGAGCGCATGATTCAGCGCCTTATGGAATGCGGTTGTGCAACTGTACCGTACCCGGATGATTGCACCGTCGATCTGCCCTTTCCACCGATATGCTGCCATATCATACAGCCCTGCGTTGATTGCACCAATATCATCATTATCGAGTGTGATTGTCTTGAATGTCCGTGCTTCCACCGGTACCAGATGGCTGTCTGTCAGCTTTCCTCCCTCGAAGGTGTGCATATAGAAGCCTCTCGGGAACCCTTCGTCGTTGAATGTGAACCGATTGACCGCTCCGGAATAGAAGCAGTTCGGAACCGTGGCTACTTCCTGGGGCCGGTGGATATGGCCGAGGGCAACCAGATCAAACTCGCAAGCATTCAGAGCCTTGGGAGAAAGGACCGGTTCAAACTTCTGTATGAAGCTGCTTCCGGTTCCCGTGTCCGTTCCAGGTACATAGTAGTGGGCCATCAGCACCGCAGGTACCTTTCCTGTGCACTGCGCTTTCAGGCCGTACACGATCTTGTCCAGCTCTTCGGAGAAGACTTCTGCTTCCTTCTCCTTCGGAATGTCGGGATATGCCGCCCGGAAGACTCCACGATCAAAACCAGGAAGACAGGCAATGTCGAGCTCCGGAGTATGGATCACCAAAGGCTCTGACACGATATCCACGTTGTCGAACTTTTTGAAATGCTCATGCAGCGCCCAAAAGGCCTCCGCTCCGTCATGGTTCGGCGTTCCACGGATCACGACCAGATGGTTGGTGTAGCAGGACAGCTCGTAGAGCAATTCTTCCGCATCCACCTCGTCCTTCAACGCCCTCTTGCCGTACACATCCGGCTTGTCGATTACATCCCCGGACATCAGGACGATGTCCGGGTGGTTGATCTTCGCATACTCAATGATCTCTCTGATCCTGTCGATGGTGTCCTGTCCCCGAAGGTTGACTCCATCCTTGACCGGCCCCTTCCTTTCTCCGAGGTGCCAGTCTGCTGTGTGTAAAATCCTCATATTGTTCTCCTTTCTTATGATCTCTGGCACTTATAGCAGAGAGGTCTTCCGTAGCGTTCGACCGAAAATTTGAAGACCTTCTGGTTGATGTCAGTGCCACACTTCTCGCATATCAGAGGCGCATCATCATCCATGGACGGTTGCGTCGCCTGCTGAACCGGGGCCGGTTCTTCGATGACCGGTTCGACAACTGATTCGACAACCGGTTCACCAACCGGTTCGTCAATAAAGTGTGCAGCGCTTTCCGGAATCTCTCCCATCGGCTCCGTGGATACTCCAAGGACCGGAGTTGCCTGAACCGCCTGGGACTCGCCGCCGAACAACCGCTTATTTGACTCAAACATGTTGGTTATAGCTGCCTGCTTCACTTCCGGATTGTTCATATTCGGAACCAGATAGGCCACCACGAAAGGCTTCTTCAGTTCTTCGAGGGTGTATGTTCCCTTCAGATGGAGAGCTGTTCTGATTGCTCCGTTCATGGCCTTGGCCTCGCAGATCTGAGGCATGAATCGAAGAAACTCTGCTTTCTGCTTTTCGGACATGTCCGCAGTCTGATGTTCCACATTTATTTCATTTGTATCTGTCACATAGAGAACCTCGCCGGTAAGCTGAGGAACCGATATGGTTACTCTGAAGGCGATATCACGATTACCGCACATGCCACACGGAAGAACCTTTCCAAGGTTTCCATTGACTGCGGCGCATTTCTGACAGCTGGCAGGAAGAACATGTTCTGACTTGATCATCTTGATACCTGCTCCATCGGCCAGCTTTTTGAGACCGTTCTTGGTGAGCGCATAAAGATTTGGTGTAGGCGGATGGCTCTTTCCGCCCTTGTCGGTGTAGCCGTTCTTTGCCTTCTGCTGGATGTAGACATCGCCGTGATCCGGATTCGGATCAATCTGGACAGCCTGCATAACAGGTGACATGATTTCCGGTACTTCTGTTACAACCATTGTGTTACCCAGAAGGTTGTACTTCTCGGGTGGATACTGATTAACGATACTTAGCTCATTCATGCAATTTTCCTCCGTTCTAAAAATATTTCTTGCTTTTGAGCGAGCGAAGGCGTACAATGGATTTAGTTGTTGAGGGCACTTTGGAAGTTTTCCGGGTGCTCTTTTTCCATTTCCGCCAGTGCTAAACACATTCCGATCGTGATCTTCGAGAAGGCCATAGCCTTGTACTGATCCTCGATCATTTCTTCCAGGTAGCTCTCACTATCAGCTCCTTCATATCCGAGGCTGATGTGGAGCGCCTGCTTTCTTTTTGCCGCCTCGAGTACCTTGTCATATACTTCCGGCTCAATGATCTGCTGCAACATGTCTTCCCTCCTTTAATGATGATCTTCTGATTGCTCGCCTTGCAGCGCTGTTCTCCTCGACCACCAGTCCATACCAGCCGAACATGCCAAGGATCATGCTCCAAAGGATCTGCCAACATCCGACTCCGAATGTGATTGTGTCGCAGTCAAGCGCTCCACACGACCCGAGCAGCAGGATCCCGGCAAGCAGGACCGCTATTGCGAACATCGTCTTTCTGAACCTTGCGGCTCTGAGTTTCTTTCTCTTACTCATCCCGTTTTCCTCCATTCTTGCATCTCGTCAAATCTGAACCTTACCTGAGGATTGGTATAGTCGAGCACCTCAGTCTGCTCTTTCCGTCTTGCCTCCGCCTCGTCACGGCACTCACACCGCTCGCCCGGATCCAGATTGCACTGGCAGTACGGACATACCTTGTAGAACATTCCTTATCACTTCCTTCCTGTGCAGAATTGCTTGTCGAAGAAATCCTTCGGCACCTTTCCATATGGATACATACTGTTGATCTTCTTTTCGGCGATCAGCTGATCCCGAAGCCCTTTGATGATCTCGTAAGCCTTGGTCTTTCCGATTCCGAGGAGCCCCATCACATCAGCTGCATCGTAGTATGGCTTCGATTCAATTACCCGGATCACTCCCGGCTTGTTGTTAAGATCATCCATATCTGCCCTCCTATAAGTTCTTCTTCACCCACGCTCGGAGTTCTTCCGCCAGCTGAACAATGTCATCCAGGCTTCCGAGGACTGTTTCCATGTCCTTCTTCTCCGATTCATCGATCACACCGTCCTGTGCGATCTCAAGCAACAAATCTCTCGTCTTGTAGACGTCCTTCAGCGTGTACATGGCCTTCAATGTGATCCGGTCCAGGTTGTCCGATTTCACCTCGGGAACATGCCTCCCGAGAGGACAGCACTTTCTGCAATAGTGATTGCAGAGCTCCGGTTCGTTGTAGAGGTCAGCCATCATCCGAACCTCTTCCGGATAAGGATCAGCCACATCACTTTCAATTCTGTAAAGCCGTCCCCGGTCTATGGCCATGATGTCCGCAGCGCCTTCCCGGCTGCTCAAGGCCTCGTTGTGTTTTGCCGCCCTCATTCGTGCCAAATAAAACACGTTGGATGCGGTCTTCTCACTTAAATTTGACATTTTCGTTTCCTCCGATCTGTGTTACGCTCAAAGTGGAGTTTCCAAAATGGAAACAATCAGCTGATAGAAACCGTCGAGCGTTATCTCCAGCGCATCTGCAAGTTTCTTCGCCATCTTGAGATCCGGTGTCCGAACTCCGCTTTCATACTGTGATATCGTGACCTGCTTCACTCCGACTTTCTCCGCAAGAAGCTTTTGAGTAATCCCCTTACTCTTTCGATATTCCCTTAACCCCATCAGATCACCGCCTTCTCCGCAGGTTCATCGGATGAAAATTCAGCGCTACCGAAAATTTCCTCTATGGGTTTCTTAAAGTGAACCGCAAACTTGTAGGCCTCGTTCAACGAGAACTTAACCTGGCCGTTCTCCTTCTTGCTGTAATTAACCTTGGAAACGCCTATAATTCGGGCAAATTCGTCCTGTGTAGCATTTATACTTTCCCTGAATTGTCTGATTGTTAACGCCATCGTGTTCCTCCTTTCGTTTCAAAAATTGAACCTCGCACTATAATAATAGTTTCATTTAATGAATTTGTCAAGCGTTATCTTTCAATTTTTGAAACACCTATTGAAATTCATTTTTTGAAACCTTACAATCACATCAGGAGGTGATTATATGAGCCTTGGAACGAATCTCAGAAAATGCAGAGAGTCCAAAGGACTTACCCAGAAAGAGATGGCAGAAATATTCGACATCTCGAAATCTAACATTTCCAAATATGAATCAGGGGATGTTGAGCCGAATGTCGAAACCTTGATCAAGTACGCCGACTATTTCCGGGTTTCTATCGACTACCTGCTCGACAGAGGGAATTACAATGCGACCGCTGTTGCAGCACTGCTCGGCTATGAGGGGGCCGACGAAAAGGCGGTAACATTCCAGAACAAGCTGGCTAACCAGATTGATTTCTCCGGAACGAAGATAGCGGATCTCGCATCTGCTCTCGGAGTTGACGAAAAGAAGATCATGGATTGGTTGACAGATAAATCCGACGATTACCCCGATTTCTACAAAGCACTCTCTGAATACTTCGAGGTATCAGAGAGATACTGGACGAGTCCGAACGCTATCTCGCCGGGGATCGAGCCGAACATGGAGGAATATCTCCTTATCTTAATGAGAAGGGATTTCCTATCGTCCGGAATCATGAATGATACCTACGGACGTCTCGAAGACTACTTCCCAGGGATCCTTACTACGATAGATCCCGAAGAGAAGGAGCTTCTCGATAACTTCCGAAAGATGAACCGGGACAGCAAGGACATTGTTAAAGGGAAATCAAAAGAAGTGTTGAGATTACAGAGATTTGAAGATCAGCCGAATACAAGTGTTCCTCCGCAAAGGAAGGCGGTTGGAAAATAATCAGCCTCGAGTGGTACCGAGGCTGGAAGCAAGATAACTGACCTGTTGCAGCAGGTCTATGTATTGGAGGTCACAATGGGAAAACTTTCTCCGGAAGAGGTGGAAAAGAATATCCAGAGCGTCAACAAGACCAAGAAGATATGCTTAATCATCTTCATTGTTGCCGCCGCCGGATTCGTCGCTTTCTTCATAATTAAATCCATAAGCGGAGGCAAGAAGAAACCGGACCTCTCTTTTGAGGTGGTTTCCTCTTCCGAATACGCCCGGGACGGAAAGAAATGCAAGGCCTACCGAGTGTATGTCGAGAGTAAGCCTTCTGCAAAGGAAGCACGGGAAATCTTTGAATATGTGACAGACGATAGTTACTACCTTCATACCGTATGGTTCTTCCGAACCAAGTCCGCAGCATCCGGATCCGGATCAGCAGACTGGACGATGGAGCAGGCCGTGCAGGGAGTCACGCCGCAGCTGAAATAAAAGAATCGAGGTCCGTATGATGCCAGCATATAAGGACGTAGAAAGAGGATACTGGTATGTATCCTTTCGTTATAAAGATTGGACTGGCCGGAGCGTCCACACTACACGCCGTGGATTTGCGACGAAGGCCGAAGCCCAAAAGGCAGAAAGGGAGTTCCTGGAATCACTGAAGAGGACTCCGGACATGAAGTTTGCCGTTTTAGTGGATAAGTATCTCGAGTACCAAAGCTCGAGGCTTAAACCTACGACCATAAACGGCAATACCTATATCATCAAATCGAGGATCCTGCCGTATTTTGAGCGCAAGAAGCTCAATGAGATCACTGCCTCTGATATCATCGAGTGGCAGAACGCCCAAATTGCATACCGGGACGAGAACGGAAAGGCGTACACACAGACATATCTCCGGAAGCTGCACGCCTCTCTTTCAGCAATCTTCAACTTTGCCGTGAGAACCTATGGCCTTGCCGTCAACCCATGCAGGCAGGCACAGTCAATCGGGGCATCACGGAGGACCGATCTCGTCTTCTGGACTAAGGATCAGTTCGATCAGTTCATCGCTCATGTGGAAAAACCTGCGTTTCACCTCTTCTTCAACACCCTCTTTTATACCGGCCTCCGATGTGGTGAAGCCCTTGCACTCACATTGGAGGATATCCTCCCGGATAAAAGGATCTCCGTCAATAAGAACTTCGCCGTTCTGAAAGGAAAGGAGCTGATCCTGACTCCGAAGAACGAGTCGAGCAACCGCACCATTTCCATTCCGGATTTCCTCTACGATGAGTTTCGGGCGTACACTTCCCAGCTGTACGGATTCAAGCCGAAGGACAGGATCTTCTATTTTCAGAAGTCGGCCGTCCAAAGAGAACTCCAGAAGCATGTAGAAGAAGCGGGCCTCCCCAAAATCAGAGTGCATGACCTCCGGCACTCTCACGCTTCGCTTCTGATCGAGATGGGATTTGATATAATGGAGATATCGAAGCGCCTCGGCCACAGCTCGATCAAGATGACCTGGGATGTGTATGCGCACCTCTATCCGAATAAAGATATGGCTCTCGCAGATCGGCTGAACGCCATCCAGGAGCCATCAAAAGAAGAAATTGAAATGGAGATTTCGGGCGACGATTGACTCGTCCGAAATCTCCATTTTTGCAAGAAAATTTGAATTTTGATCTCAAAATGATCTCACGGAACCAGTTCAAAGTCCGGGGATCCGCATAAAATAAGGGAAGTTGTGAAATTTGTTCCTATTCATATTCAACGGTTGCGAGTGTCCGTTTCGTGTTATCATGTCCGTTTATTCCGTTTTTGTACCGTGTTTTCCGCTGTTTCCGTTCATTCCGTGAAACAGCTTTTTATTTTGATCTCAAAATGATCTCAGAATGATCTCACGATAGTCTCACGGAGAGCTTCTTATTTCATGGTGTATTCTACCACATCAGGAAGGTCAACATCAAGGGCATCACATATCTTCATCAGACTGGCCACGCTGACCGGTTCATCGTTAACCATCTTCCCAAGCGTCCCAGGAGCAACGATGTGATCTTTAATCAGGTCTGATTTCTTGATCCTCTTCTCAACCAGCGTCTTCCAAAGAGGAACGTAAGACAGATGACGCTTCGGCGCTTTCTCTATCTCCGTCGCATATCCTCCAGGTATGGCCACATATTCCACAAACTCATCCTCACCCATCGCTACCGTGATCCGGTAAAATGTGTAGTCGGCTGTCGGATCTCCGCTGGTGGTCTCTGCCACCTCATCATTGATCTCTGCTATGGCCACAACCTTCGCATCCTCGTATCCTCGTCCTATCCACTCGTCTCCAACATTCGGGAGACGGTCCATTTCTGCATAATTCCTGGTCTTTCCGTAAGTTCCTCTGATAACAGTATTCATATTCCTACCTCCTTTATGCTACAAGGCTTCTGTCTGCCTTGCTCTGGGCTTTCTTTCCCATCAGATTCCATGTTTTCTCTGTATAATCGTCGATCAGCTCCTGCGCCTTTGTCATATCATTTGCGAAAACGGATTCGAGGATCCGGAGGATGTCTGTTTCTGCTCTTTCTACGGAATTGTTGTCATCATATCCGTAGTAATCTGCCAGGTCGTAGAACTCGCCGATAACCCATTTCTCAATCTTGATCTCTCCACGCTTAGCTGCTGCGTAGATCACGCTGATCTGCTTCTTGCTGAACTCAGTTGCTTTATTCGCTCCGTACTGCTTCATACCGTTTTCCTCCTTATTAAGTGTTTTCATCTCGTCTGTTTCTAAGGCTATTATAACAGATAGGTTTACACTTTTCAAGCATTTTCTTTCATTTTTCTGTATATTTTATACACTTTTTTATAAAAAAGGTATTGACGTACAGTGTACATATGGTAATATGTTAGTAACAACAAACCACAACATGTAGCACCTCAACAACTACCAAACCGCTACATAAGCTAAAAAGAAAGGAAAAAGAGCTATGGAAAACACAATGATTAAGAAGCAGAGATACGGAGTAGAAATCGAAATGACCGGCATCACCAGAGCAAAGGCAGCCGAGATCGTAGCACAGACCATCAACGGACGGATCACCGGACCGGACAACACCTGCTATCACACCCGCAAGGTCATCGCACCGGACGGCCGGAAGTGGCAGATCATGAGAGATTCATCCATTGATCCGCAGAGAAACGACGACTCCCGTGAGTTCATCGACGAGTACAAGGTTGAGCTGGTAACCCCGATCCTCAATTACGAAGATATCGAAACCCTTCAGACCATCATCCGGAACCTCCGGGCAGCAGGCGCTAAGTCTCACAGGTCTTGCGGAATCCACATCCACGTTGACGGCGCTAACCACAACGGAAAGTCCCTGAAGAAGCTCGTTGAGTTCTTCGCAAATCGTCAGGATCTCGTATATGACAGCCTTCAGATCGGCGACCGGGCCAACAGATGGTGTCATAAGGTAAGCAAGGAGCTTCACGAAGCATTCCGGCAGGATCGTGAGGGAACCAACCTGGAAGCTCTCTGGTACTCCAGAGCAAACGACAACTACTACGGCGGAATCAATCACGACCACTACAATCCGACCAGATATCACGGTCTCAACCTTCACAGCTACTTCTCCAAGGGAACGGTAGAGTTCAGGCTTTTCAACTCCACTCTCCACGCCGGAAAGGTAAAGGCATACATCCAGTTTTGTCTCGCAGTATCCGGATGGGCTATCGAGAGCGCAGACGAGGTAACTCGCTACAACTCCATGGCAGGCTACACAGTAGAGAAGAAGGTAACGATCATGCGGAACCTCCTCACTCACCGCCTCGGCCTCATCGGAGCAGAGTTCGACACTTGCCGTCTTTGGATGATGGAGCCTCTGAAGAAGGCCGCCGGCCTCTCCACCAGAATAACACGCAGCGCAGCTGCATAAGCATATACAGGCTGACCTATCGGCAGGACGGGGGAAAGGAGATACGCATGAAAGAGATTAGAATACGTCTGAAACTGTCACAGAAACAGTTTGATAACCTGGAACTGAACACCCGGAGAGAAATGATCCGCCAGCTGATGTTCATCGACACGCTGAAATACCGCTATTGCATCGGAGCAATGGGGGACTTCTGGACGATGGTTCGGTACGATCTCGAGCCAGTGTACGGATACAGATATGGACAGCTGATGGCCACCGGTGAATACAAGGTGGTTGATGGATCCGATGAAATTGTTGATAAGTGGAAATAAGGAGGATTTGAACATGAAGAGATTATATGTCGCATACGGAAGCAACTTACACATCGAGCAGATGGCTCGGAGATGCCCTACGGCACGGGTTTATGCGAGGGGAAGCCTGAAGGATTACCGCCTCGTGTACAGAGGCTCTAAGACCGGCTCATACGCATCAGTGGAGCCGTGTAAGGGATCCAGCGTTCCGGTCGCAGTCTGGGAAATCACCAAGAGCGATGAAGCTTCCTTGGATCGCTACGAGGGATATCCGACGTTCTACTACAAGGACACCGTCAAGGTTAAGACCGGAAGAGGTGTCCTCGAGGGAATGATCTACATCATCTCTCCGACCGCTGAGCCGGGAAGGCCGTCCTCATACTATGTGGATGTGGTCCGGACAGGGTATATGGAGAACGGGTTCGATTTGGATATCTTCAACCGGTCTCTCCGGTATAACGCCGAAGAGTGCAGGACCATGGCCAAGAAGCGATTCAGACTCGTGGATTAACACCCGCAGAGGGATTTGGCAACAGAAAAAGGAGCTGGCCACGCACGGTCAGCTCCTTTCCTTTGGAAAGTGTTGCAGCACTCTCACGGAGATGTCGGGATTATGAGTCAGCCCTCTTCGGTCGTTTCGGTTTGGATAACGCCTCATCAGAATCGTCCGGGACATACCTGAGCAGGTCTCCCACCTGGATATCCAGCGTCTTGCAGATCAGATCAAGGTGTTCAATGCTCAGCCTGTCGCTGCACTCGTGGTACATTTCGCCGATTGTGTTCGGACGGATCTTGGTGATGCGTGAAAGTTCCGCCATGCTGATTCTCTTCTCTCCCAAGATTGACGATAGTAAAATCCTTATCATACGCCACCGCTCCTTCGGATAGATTTTAACACCTGCTGAGGGATTTGTGTGGAAATGTTATTTTCCAACGACAAGCGTTAGTTTCTATCGCAGGGCGTTATAATATCAGGCATATTTTGAAGTTTTTACCCTCCTTTCGGCCCATATGTGATGCTCACCCCATCCGAAAGCAGGTGTAATTCTATTCTAACACCTTCATTTTCGGATCACCTCTTCAAATTGTGGTAGGTTCATAGCTGTCTTTTCTTCAAAATGTGGTCAAAAAGCAGCATTTTTCACACAAATATGCCGTTTTTTGCTCACTTTCCACATATTTCTGTTCATTTTTTCTGCTTTTTGCACACAAAAAAAGAAGGAGCCACATTGCTGTGACTCCTATGAAGAGAAGGTTACCATATGAAAAGCGCCCCGGGACGAAAGCGATTCAATTCCCAGGGCGCCATTCAGTTGTATGGATATTGTAGCACCATTCCGAGATCATTTCAACCGACGGATCTGTGATTATTCAACCACATATCCTTTCTTGTCGAATTTGTACTCCTTCTTCTCGATCTTCATGGTGCAGTTCTTGGCGTACCATCCGGACTCATCCACATACTTCTTTCCCTTGCTGTCCTGCTTCCATGAGCCCTTGTACTTGTACTTCTGCTCGCCTGTCTTCTCCAACCAGAGGCTGTCGATCCATTCGGACGCTGCCATATGGCCATCGTTGACGCCTTCGTAGAAATAGTATTTCTTCCCGCCGATGGTCTGCCATCCGTAAACCATGACACCATCTGCTCCGAGGTAGTACCACTTGGACTTGTACTTAACCCACTCGCTCTTGGCCATGGCTCCGGTTTCCTTGTAGTAATACCACTTGTTGCCCTGCTTATCCCAGCCAACCGGTCCGATATACTTCAGGCCATTGTAGATACCGGCGCACCATCCGGCATAAGGACTCTCAATCCGCATCCAGGTATTGCCACTGTCATCATGAGTAAGAGCCTTGCATACAACCTTCGTTCCCTTCGTAATCACTGCAACCGTGCCGGAAGATTTTGTGGCAGCTGTCCGAACCTTCAGGCCGTCAGAAGGAAGGATCTGATACTCGTTTCCTACGGTGTATCCATCCAGCGTCTTCGGCTCCGGTGTCGGAGTAGGCTGTCCGCCCATGGCCTTGACAATATCATTCCGGATCCTCTGCATGATCAGGTTGTTGTACGGATCATTGATGTTGACCGTGCTCTTCGGAATGCCGAGATAATCGTACATCACGGTCCAGTCGTAGATATCCGAGTGGCCGGATCCGAATCCGAGATTATAGGCATCCCAGTGGCAGCAGATCGTAGGAACCTTCTTGCCCTTGTAGTAGAACGTTCCGTGCGGATCGATATTGAACATCTTGCATAGATATGCACAGACGGCAATCGTTTCCTCGTAGACGTCAGCGAAGTAGGCCTTGTCCTTCTTTGCATCTTCGCAGATCTCCCACTGAATGTGGGTGTCGTTGAGACTACCTCCGTTCTTGTATCTTGTCCCACACCCCCATGGCCTTTTCGTCCAAGGTCCGGTCTGAAGAGTGGTAACTTTCCCGTCATCCAACTTTCCAATCCAGCAGTTAAGGCCTGCCTGTTTTGACGTATGGTTCCAATCGTTTCCGTACCGGTTCTTTCCGATTAGCTTAATCAGTTCGTCACGGTTCGGTGCGTCATCGTCCGGCTGACAGTACCTGGACAACCAAGGGTTTGAGCAGCCGGTATCATGGATCAGAATGCCCTTGGGGGAAAATGATCCGCTTCCTTTGTACCAGGTCGAATTGTGCATGAAGCACTGAATCGGAGGATTCTTCTCGTCATAACTCTTAAAAAGCCGTGCCATCGTCTTCACCTCCTCCGTATTCATCCTTGTTGTGATTGATCGTTGATACACCGATCAGAGCACCAAGGAATACAGTTATTGCGGAAATCACTCCGCATACGACAGCGCTGTCGAACCCGATTACCTGTCCGAGTGTGAAGATCAGAACATTTAGAGCAGGCAGGAAAACGAGTACAATCCACTTCAACCAGTCATACACTTTGTTCGGCAGTTTCATTCTGTCACCTCCTTAAAATAAAAAGCCGGCAGAACTCAATCATCGAAATGGTGTGTTCTACCAGCGCTTTCAGCGTGAATAAGCATTCACGGTCAAATTCTTCAGTTGTTTCGTCAATCTTGGATACAATATACACTCTCGTCAGGCGGAGCCTGTCGAGGAAATCCATGTTAGGCGGCATAAGCGACACCCCCTATTCCAGTTCATTTTCAGCGAGTATTTCCCGATCAAGATCCTTTCTTGCCTTCTCGGCAGCTTGGTATGCTTCAAAGGCCTGTTCAAGATCCCCGTTATGATGTCCGGTGATGATGGCCTTATACATCCAGAAGAGGAGCCGTCCCTGGCTGTGCATCATCTCATCTTCAAGCTGGATCCTCTTCAGCCTTTGCTCTTTCTTCTTCTTATCTTCGGTTTCCCTCGCCGTGAGCCTCTTTTCGATGTATCGTCGGATGAAAAAAAAGAGGATACCTACAATGCCTGATCCTCCTGCAATAGCGACGACGATCGTTGCAAAGATATCCCCAGCTGTCATCTATACATCGCCTCCTACTATCGCATCAGCCAAACGGTCAAGAGATCCCGGCCCTCCCAGGAGCCACTCTGTTAATCTGAACAAAAAATTGTACATTTGCACCTCCACAAAAGAAAAAAGAGCCCGAAGGCTCTTTCCAAAAAAGCTATTTCAATTCCTCAAGGTTGGCAAGCATCCGGAGCTGTTCGATCTCCGTGGCCTGCTTTTTGAGTATTTCCGTCAAACTCGCTATCGTTTCGTTCTGCTTCTCGATCATGGCTGCATAGATATCCAGCAGCTCCAAAAGGTTCTGGTTCTCCATATGGCTCCTTATTGTGCGTGAATACAAGATTGTCGAAGATCTTCTTCCGGAGAGCGTCACAGTTGCAGTGTGACATCATAGCAATGTAACTCTGCACGGTCTGATCTGCCTTGGCGAAGTCAATCTGATAATCACGGTACTGTTCCATCTTATGTTTCAACCGCCTTTTCATCCGGAGAGAGGTTGACTTCCGGAGTCTCACATTTCCAGGCTTAATCATATATCCTACAAACTCCACACCTTGACCGATCGGCCGTATGGCCGTCTTCTGATTGAAGTGCAGATGCAGCCTGTTTTCTACAAAATCTGATAGTGTCGCAAGAAGATCATGTAGATACGGTTTGCTGTCACCCAGTATGATGACATCATCCATGAAACGGATGTAATAATGCACCCGCAGATCACGTTTACAAAACTGATCAAGCTCGTTCAAATATACATTTCCGTACATGTGAGAAAGGCCACCACCGATGGAAATACCGATATCCCATAACATTTCGTTTTGCTTCACAAACATAGGATTCTTTATTCCGAGAGGAAGCCCGAATGCCATGGACGCTTCACACAAATAATGCCGGAGAATCTCCAAAACTCTCTGATCGGCGACTTTCTTCTTCAAGATATCCATCATTATCTGATGATCAATCCGGTAGAAGAATTTCTCGATGTCGAGTTTTAGGTAGTACCATTGTTTTCCGCTCTTTCCTACATAGTTCATCCATCCGCTCAGCCGTTGCATCGCTGCAAGCTGGCCTTTGTCCTTAATGCAAGAATACGAATCCTCAATGAAATGCTTGCAGAACTCCGGATTCAGAACATTGTAGATTGCACGAGCGATAACCTTTGTTGTGAAATCAGAGTAGATAACCTTGCGGAGCTTCGGTTCCCATACATAAAAATACCGATAGTGGTCCGGCGGAAGATTCAGGGAGTGCATGGCCTCCGATATGTAGTGGCAATTTTCTTCCATTCTTTCCCAGAAGTGAAGTTGCTCTTTCTCGTACCGGCGGCCTTCACTACAATCCTTGGCAGCTTGTAGGATATTCTCAAATGATGTGATTCGTTCAAACACATTCTTAATCATGGGCGTATCATTCCTTACGGATCTTTGCAGGGTTCGCCGAAGCTACTGCCGGCATTCTCACCCACACGTTTTTCTTCCTTTTGGGAACGGGAATCGGATCCTTTGCCACGAGGTACTGGCAGAAAGCCCTTGAGCTTTCTGTATCTGACTTATAATGTGTGGCAGAGCGGACCGGAAGCCGATGTTGTTGTTGGCGTTCGAGCGGGGATTGTTGAGGTTCACGTAGAACACGCCGGCGTTCCCGGTGTTGTTCCAGTTGCCCCCGCAAATCGGCAGACTTAATCCGAATCCCGATGTTACTTTTGCTGAGATTTTATCCAACCACCAAGCATTTTCCCTATTTCATCCACCATCCCTGACCAAATGTCATACTTCTTCAGAGGTAGAAACTTCAGCTTATATGACAGTCGTATGTATGCCCGGAGCTTTTCGAGTTCTACATCGAGTTCCTGCAAAGTAGTCTTTTTGAAATACTTCTTATTCGCTTCGATGATCCTCTCAAGCACTAAATCCATACACTTCTTAATATCCGCACAGAGCGCAAAGCGCTCGCTCTTCGGATACTGTGCAAGTGCAGGGTACGCATACTCCATCATATCGAATGTCTTTTGCAAGATTTTCAGTTCTTCCATGCCTACCTCCTAACGGTGGTAGGCATAATATATCACAGTTTGTTATATTTGAGTAAAAATGTTATAAAATAACGTATTCCGTTATTCTCACAAAAATTAGCTCCCTGCTATCGCAGGGAGCTGCAGAACACATATAAGCAGATTACAGATCAACAAAAGCGGACCGGAAGCCGATGCCGTAGTTGGCGCGCGAGCGG